GACTGGCTGACAATTTTCTATGAAATGTCAAACCGTGACTTGACCAAAATGGATGCAATCATGGCAATGCCCCTTATGGAGTTCTTCAATTACATGGCCATGCTGAAGACCATCCGTAAGAACCAGGCGGAGCGGTTAGGCAAGGCAAGCAAGGCCGGGTTTGAATCCTACATTTCAACCCTCGTTTCTGAGATGTTATGAAAATCACCTACCAAAGACCGCCCCTTACCCCTTATCAAATCGCCATTCTTGACAGCCCGGCACGGTACACGGTCACCGCCGCAAGCACGAAGGCAGGTAAGACAGCCTCGCACATTGTGTGGTTGTTTGAACAGGCAATTCAGGGCAAGAAAGGGCAGTCGTTTTGGTGGGTCGCACCCGTCTACGGTCAGGCTGAAATCGCGTTTAGGCGATTCAAGCAGCAATGTTCGCAAAAACTCTTTGAGGCGAATGAATCCAAGTTGCGCCTTACCCTGCCATCCGGCGCAATGATTGAATTCAAGTCGGCAGAAAAGCCTGATAACCTGTACGGTGACGATGTGTACGCGGCTGTATTCGATGAGTTCACCCGCGCCCGTGAAGAAGCGTGGTTTGCCCTGCGCTCCACCCTCACCAAAACACGCGGCAAGTGCAAGCTGATCGGGAACGTGAAGGGGAAAAAGAATTGGGGCTATCGGTTGGCGGAACGCGCAAGGCAGGGTGAGGACAATTACGAATTTCACAAAATCACCGCTTGGGATGCGGTCGCAGCCGGCATATTGGATAAAGAGGAAGTGGAGCAGGCGGAGCGCGATTTACCCGCTCACGTGTTCCGCGAACTCTACCTTGCCGAACCTGCCGATGATGATTCCAACCCCTTCGGCCTTGACCATATCCGCTCCTGTATTGAACCGCTTGCAGATGGCCCGGTGGAATGGTTCGGTATTGACCTTGCAAAAAGCCGGGACTGGACTGTGATTGTCGGCCTGAACAAAGACAAAAAGGTATGCCTCTTTGAGCGGTTCAGATTGGATTGGAAGGCAACGAGAGACAGCGTGCAGCGCATTGTCGGCAGGACGCCAGCTGTGATTGACAGCACCGGTGTGGGAGACCCGATAGTGGAAGATTTGCAGCGTGTCTGCCCGCGCATTCAGGGTTTCAAGTACACCGCAATTTCAAAACAACAAATCATGGAAGACCTTGCCGCCGCGATACATGGCCGTGAGGTTGTGTTTCCGGATGGGCCGATTGTCGATGAACTGATGAACTTTGAATGGACACACCGCCGGACGGGGATCAGCTACAACGCGCCTGAAGGTCTACACGATGACTGCGTGAATGGATTGGCCTTGGCTCACCATTGCAGCCGGGTGAATAAGAAAGGCTTATTTTTGTTGACATGACCTGCACGGAAATTCTCTCTACCGAGCAATGGCCGGAGCAGGTCTGCAAGAAGTTTAGCCCCCATTGGCAGGACTTGCAACAGGAGCTGTTCCTTCTCCTTGCAACAGACCTGAATGCGAAAGCGGAAAAGGCATTGGCCGCCGGTTACTTTGAATTTTTCTACATCCGCTGTGCGAGGAACTTATCAGGCTCAGGCGGTCGCATCGGTCGCATCAACCAAGGGGGAGAGGCATTGGAGGAATACGAAGATGAAGAACAGGACATCGAATTGCGCCAATGGTTTGAAGAGGACACCGAGCAGCGGTTGCAGGCTATTCAGAGAGTGCAGGCCCGGCAGTCATGGTATGAGCGAAAGTTGTGCGAACTCTACCTATCCGGCATGAGTGGACGGAAAATCCACCGATTCACCAAAATCAGCAAGAACGAGGTGAGCAGGGTTATCCGGGAATTCAGGGCGCAATGTGTCGCGGAGTATCTATAAAGCAAAAAGCCGCCCCTAAGGACGGCTTCTGCACCAAATGACAAACACCGATGCGAATTTAGCTTATAGAAAGCGAAGTCAGCACGGCACTTTGCACAATCTGCGGCTGTTCTTTTTCAGCGTGCGTAAACGTCAGGTCAAACCCGGTCATGTCACCAAGTCCAGTACCTGTCATGGAAGAACCTGAGGTCATGTCCATGCCGCGTTGCAGGCCCATCGCCCAATACTGATTCTCATTCGTCTTCACGATGGCAACAAGGCGGGCAACAGACAGCAGCTTCACCTCATTGCGCTTGGCTGTAGACAGCTTGCGCAGCTTGATGTTCAGTTCGGTGCTGTTGAAGACCGTGCCATTCTCTACCGATGGGGTGATGGTGTTTGTGAATGATGCGGTGTCCTTCGGCAGTTCGTATTTAAAGAATGCCTTGCCGCCATTAAGAGTCAGCGCGGTTATTTCGCCGCTGGCTGAAGTGTAAGAGGATAAGGCTTCGTATTCCACGAGCCATATTTTGTCTACGCCCCCGACTGCGTCCTTGCAATCGTGGCTAAATCCGGTGGTGAGTATGCAGCTCATATCTTTTTTGTAGGGTTAAAAAAAAGGGGCGGGCATTACCCCGCCCCTTCGGTTAAATGTTTCCTGTCAATTACAGGCTGAAGTACACGATTTGAGTTGGGAAAGCAACCTGAACACCGTACTTGAACTCAGCGTTGAAGATGACGTTTTTCTTCACCGGGTCGTTGATGAATTCGAACTGCTCTTCTTCGCCTACAAGGTCAGTACCGATGTAGTAATTCGCCCAATAGCTGAAGTGGATTTTGTCCGTGCCGTTCAGGCCGGGCAGACCGTACACCTTCGTTCCGGTGATAGGCTCGATGCACATGAACTGCTCGCCGGTCTCAGGGTTGTAATGGTAGTTGTTGGCTGCAATCAGGTGCTGCTTGTACAACAGGAAGGTATCCACGCCCATTGCGAAGAAACGGTCTTCGCGGGAAAGGATGGCCTTGCCGTCGGTGCTGGCCTGTGCCTGGTTCACCATCTTCAGTACCGCATCATCAATATTGGAAGTGGTCAAGCTGGTAAGCTTTGTCCATCCGCCGCCGGTGGTCGGGTTGCCTTCGATTGGGTCACCTGCGCCACCGAATCCGAGAGCGGTAAGAATGGTGTTGAACCCGTCGAACTGATTGTTGGCGATAGTGCCTGCCCAGATGTCGGTCTCAAGTTCGTTGGCGATCTTCTGAATTTTCTCATTGCCGATTTGCTCAGCAAACGGAAGTTCATTGTCACCGCGTGAACCAGCGGCCATTTGGGTCTGCATCCACTTTACCTTCAGAGCCTTGGGGCACAGGGTCTCATAAACCTGAATGTCACCTACTGTGAGGGTACGCTTGCTGAATGTGGTGCTACCGCTTGTGGTAGGTTCACAGCCGTTAGCCTGGAAGAAGATAGTGGAATCGAGGATGTTCAGGTTGTCCGAGGTTTTGATGCCGGGGATAACCTGTCCCGCGCCTTGAAGAAGGCCAGCGGTGGGAGAGCCGAAAAGGGCTTTGTACAGGAGCGGAAGGCGGTCTTCTTTCCCGTAATTGTCGAGGTCTGTAACTACGAATGCCATGTTTTATTTTGCGTTTTTGATGTTGCGAATTGCGGCTGCGAACTTCTCTAATTGCTCATCGCGGCGGGCAGCTTCGCCCCGAAGGCCATTTACTTTCTTTACAGGTTCAGCGGCAGGGATGGCAGAAAACTGCTCAATCACTTCTACCGTCTTTGCCTGTGCATTGGTCAGTCGCTCAATGGCGGCTGTCAGTTTTTCGATTGCGGTCTGCTGTTCAGCAAACTTGGCCGAATACTCTTCGCGGATCGCAGCGAACTCATCAGCCTTCATATCTTCGGGGCTGTCTTCGGGGCTATCTTCAGGGGCTTTCTCCACGATTTCGGTTACAATGCCGCCTTCGGTGGTTACCAGGTAGCCTTCAGCGGTTTCGTGCGTTCCGTCCGGGGCTGGTACAAAGTCACCTTCAGGTGTTTGTACTTCCAACACCGAGCCTACGCCGAGCATGGCGATTTCTTCGCCGGGAAAGCGGATAACCGTACCATCCACCAGCGTGGATTCCGCGAACTTCACCGCCGGTGCGTCTTCCTCTACGGAAAAGCCCAGCAGCTTCTTGATTTCGTTCAGTTTATTGATTGCGCTCATTTCTGATAATGTTTCGAATTTGAGATTGTCGCACTTTGCGAGAATGGCCGCGATGGCAGACATGGTTTCCTCTTCGGCCTGTGCTGGCTTGTCCGTAAAATAGCCCTCAATGGAAAAGCCCCGGAACTTGCCGTCCTTCACATCCTGCCATACTTGGTCATTTTCTACATAGTAGGTCAGAAACCAACTGCCATCGGCTGCCTCTGCCCATGCCTTCGGGGCTGCGATGCCCCGGCTTTCATCAGTAACCCATGACTCCATCAGGTAGACACCGCCCACCGGGTTGGCGTGTTCAGCGTTGACGGCATTGTACTTGTTCTGCAAGGCCCACAGCTTGACAGCCTTGCGAATGGTCTCCTTGCTGAACTTGACGTAATAGGTCTCACCGGATTCAGACTTCCGCATGATGGGTTTTTCCGCAATCATCGCCGGACCGGTAATCAGCCGTCGCTCTTCGCTTTCAATCGCGAATGCCAGCGGGTCTTTCTGTGCTGAGAAAAAGTGAAAATCTTCTTCAATAGCCGGTGACTGCACAAGGCTGACCTGTGTCAGGCCATCGCCGTCTTCGATTTCTAAGTAATAGACATTGTCCATTATCTATAATGTACGGAACTGCTATCTGTCGCGATTTTGGCTCAGGATTTGGAATGAGGTCGCGATCTGCTGCCCCATCGCCTGTCCGAGATATTCGCTGAATTCGTCGAAGGTCTGTTGGTTGATGACCTTGGAAAAGAACTGGTTTCCGACCGTTCCCTTGCGGTTGATTTTCCGGGCCACCGCATACGCGAAACTCTGCCTTCGCTGTGTCTCCGTCTTGCCCCATTCGCTGCCTAACACAATGCCCTTTTGCCGAACCCAGCCCGTGCTTCCGCCAAGTGCTGCGTATAGCGTGGGGATTGATTGACCCGGCTTTTGGCCTTGGTCGACCGCGTCGTAATAATCATTCGCATTAATCGCGCCGCGCACCTCATTGCCCATCTTCCGAGTCCGGGCTGCGTCGAGAGATTGGAACAGGCTCATGCTTGCCCGGCCTGAGGTAGGGTTTCCGGGTAACTTGGAATTCAGCAGGCTTTGTTTCAGCCGATCGGTGGTGTACTCAGTCCACCCGTGAACCAGGTCGGACAGCAGGTCACCCGATAGGGTCGGCTGCTGTACCTGCCCGCGCCCTAATCGGTTCAGGTATTGCCGCTGTAGTGCTGTCAGCTTGCCGTTCATATGACCGATGCCCCCCGGAGCATATTCACCCGCCGCTGTGTGCCTGTGATATCGCCTTCGGTGACGTAGATTTTATTGCTCCATTGCCCGGCCATCTGCGAACCGCCGCCGAGGGTGGATGACGCCGGAAGGGATGGCCTTTGAATTCCACCGCCCCCACCGCCGCCGCCGGGTTGCTGTAATCCTGCTCCCGGCTGATATCGCTGTTTAGATATTGCCGCCATGCGGCCCAAGCCTGAAGCAATCGCCATCGCTGCCGCTATCGTTGCGCGGATGGGACTGGATGCGTCTGGGAGTGGTAGAAACTGCGATTCGTATGCTTTCTGCGCCGCAAAATATGTACTTAGGGCCGTATTGGCCAAGTCGAAAGCCTGCCTGCGTTTGAATTCACGCTTGCGCTCTTCTTCGCTCTGTGCATTGGCATTGGTGGTTATCGCGTTGATGAAGT